TAATCTATATCCTACGCCACCGTTTTATTTCATATTTTGATGATAAAACAAGAAGCACTACCTGGCGCAGTCCGTTTAAGGACACTGGATATACCGAGCTGGAGAGCGGTATTTTGGCGGTTAGTAGCTACAGCAATCAATCTATTCTCGGTCCAATGTCAGGACTATTTCACCAGTAAGCGTGTTTTTTAGGAGTGGGGTTATTCTTTAATGCTGCCTGATGTTTCGCTGTTTTAATGTGGGCGCTGTTGGCGGTCATATTTACATTTAGCGTATACCGAGCACCGCATATTTCGCAAGTAGCGTATCCGTGGCGTGATGCGTTACGAGCAAATGCGTATTGAGGATTTTGAATACTTTTCCCAACTGTGTTGTAGTCCATATACTTGCCGTTGATAATTGCGATAGTGTGAGGTTTATTCCAGTCAAACGTGTCAGGGTTAAAATCTTCCATTTTATTTATGACATAAGTTGGATTTAAACTATTTTGAAATAATCTCTCTCGCCTATATAGATGAACCTAATAAACGGTGATTGTTTAGAGGTATTGCCTACTTTGGCAAAAAAAAGCGTTGATATGGTATTAGTAGATTTGCCTTATGGTCAGACGAAGTTGGTTTGGGATACGCCAATTGATTTAGATAAGATGTGGGTTGAACTGAAGCGAGTATGTAAAGGAAACGCAACTATTGTATTTTTTACTACGACCAAGTTTGGTCATAAACTAATCGCCTCAAAAGAAAAGTGGTTCAGGTATGACTTGGTATGGGAAAAACACACAAGCGTAGGTTATTTGAGCGCCAACAGAGCACCTTTGCGAACACATGAGATGATTTATGTCTTTGGTAATCAGTGGGGAGGCAATAAAACATATAACTCGCAGAAGACGCCAGGCAAACCCTATGACCACCCAGCAATCGCAACGAAAACCGCAGATATTTATGGAGAAACTAAATTAGTCAGGCGGCAGAACATAACAGGCGACAGGCACCCTCTTTCAATTCAAAAGTTTAAGTGTAATGGGACAAAATCACTACACCCTACGCAAAAACCAATAGATGCGTGTGAGTGGTTGATTAAATCCTACAGCAACGAGGGCGACACCGTATTGGATTTTACTATGGGTTCAGGGTCAACTGGCGTAGCGTGTAAGAACACAAACCGCAAGTTTATCGGCATTGAGAAGGACGAGGAGATATTCAAAACGGCAGAAAAACGCATTAATAATCTCTCCTAATAATATATGCCTACCGATAAGGAACTAGCAAAACTATCTAAACTTCATTATCGCTTAGCGTCAGGAGATGATGCTGTCAAGCAAAAGGCGTTAAAAAAAACTGCTAAACTAGGGTATGACCCTGTGTCGGTAAAGCGAGGGATTACGCATTACAAATCAACGAACACCGCAGACCCTCACTCGGTAATTAGTCTAAAAGGCACGACGTTGCCTAACCGCAAAGATGTAGTCAGCGACTTGAAATTAGCATTTGGTATGGAAGCAAGCGACAGGCAGTTTCAAAACCGCACTAAACAAATCAAGCAGATATATAGCAAGACCGACGACGATAAATACCTCGTTGGGCACAGTTTGGGAAGTTCTACAATGACCTATGCTTTAGCGAAAAGTCCCAGCATATTAGCAAACACTAAACGAGCAGCAAGCTTCAACCCAGGTTACACGTCTTTTTTCCACAAGTCTATTGCGAAAGACCCCCGCGTAGTAAAAGCAGTAAACAAAAAATTAACGCACTACCACGCCCGTGGGGACGCAATCAGTTCCTCTGTCACGGACGCAGCCGTAGGACGAGTAAAAGTAATTGAACCACGTATGGGAGATAAACACACCATAAACAACTTCATCGGCAACGACGAAGAATAAAATATATCCCTATATATTAAATGATTAAGATTAGCGAGCAACCAAACCGCAAATTACAAGTTCATAACACGCCGAATAATTTGGATAAACCCCTCTCCACTGACCTGCCCGAACCTCTCCCGAACTACAGTGGCTTCAGCATGCTAGTCTGCGGAGCATCAGGAAGTGGAAAAACTACACTGCTATACTCTATTATGTCAAAACCCAAAAAAAACGGAATGCGCCAATCCTACAAAAAACTTTTCAACAAGGTCTACATCATCAGTCCTACCATCGGCAAAGACAGCATCAAAAACGACCCCTTTAAAAAAATACCTGAAAATCAAGTATGGCGAAGTCTCACAAAAGAAGGATTAGATGAACTAGATGAGGAATTAGATAAAAACCGAGAGGAAGGGCACAACAGCATTGTAATCCTAGATGACGTGGGTAGTCAGTTGCGCAAGTCCGCAGGAATAGATAAAAAACTTACTAGCATGATTCAGAACAGACGGCATCAGTATGCGTCCTACATAACACTGCTCCAGCGCTTCCGCGACGCAGGCACAGGTATTCGTAATAATCTCTCTCATTTTATTTCCTTTAGACCAAAAAATATGCCCGAGATGATGGCGATTAGCAGTGAGTTGTTCCCATATGACACCAAAAAAAACGCACAGATATTAGACCATATTTTTGACACCGATGATAATTACGCTTTTTTGTTCGTGGATATGTCATTAAAAAAAACTAATAAGTTCCTATTTCACAAAGGATTTAATCCATTAATTATTGAGGAGTCCGCACCGCTTTAATCTTCACGCACCCGAATTGCCTTGAGTAGAGTAATCCCCTTTTTCAGTTTAGCGTTCTCGGTTGTCCCCGTAGTCTTAACCAACTTCTTCGCACACGCTCCATCACGGCACTTCTTACTTGACTGATGTTCCTTCAAGTCCAGAACAATTGAGTCGCAGTTCTCGCAAATCTTCCACCCTTTTTTCAGTTTCGTCGCATCATCTTTAATCTCTTGTTTTACCTTGATTTTCATACGAGTTTGGCGGTCGTGCTGGAGGACAACGGGATTTTGTCGCACTCGCTCTACAACCATAGTCATCACGGAAACGCCTTCGGCAGGTTTGAACCCATATACCTTCTTCAAATTATCCATCAGTTTAAGGTAATCTCCTTCCGGGATTTTGTCCGCAATATCCTCCACGACATAAAGGATTGCCTCAATCGCCGTCATAAACTCCTTTGCCTGTGCTGACTTCTCCTGTGTGATAGACATCTTGTGTTGTCGGTTGCTGTGTAGATGTGATAAAAAATTAGGATAAAATCAGTTTCAATTTTTTGGGAAATTATACTCGCTTCTTATGCTTCTTCCCTCCACGGCGCGTCTTCTTCTTTTTTTGGTTCAATTCATCAATCATTTTACTAAACGTTTCAGTCTGTTCCTCGTCAGTCATATCTCCGAACATCTTAAGTGGTTTATCATCATTTTTATTTTCAATACTTACAGCAAACAAAATCTTATCGGCACATTTCAACTCAATTCCAGTAGTAGTAGCCTTCACATCAAACTCTTCTCCTGCGTGGGTGCTCTTATTTATAAACCAATAAACTGCGTATATCTTAAACGTCTCACTAAGATAAAACGCGTCGCTTCCGTTGAAGTGTAGATGTGAGAGGGTTTTAACTGCCCCCATAAACTGATTAATTACCCAGCCCTCTACAATTTCAAACTGTTTAATAATCGGTTCAACCCACAGCTTGCGCTGAGTGGCGGGGATGTCTTTGTGAATATGGCGGAATGGGGTCATTTTGATGTCTTGTTGTTGGTTGATGGAGAAAAAAATAGGATAATATTCTGTTTCAATTTTTTGATAAATCATTCGGCAAGTGCCTCCTCAATAATCTGTTCATAATTTTCTCGCAGGTAATCCTTCGCATACAAATACTTCCACAAACTCACTACAGGCACAATTCCCCCGCCAGTCCAAACATCGCCAAGTTCGTTTTCGTAATAATCCTTACAGAACGCCTCCATCTCCAAATAGATGTTAAGGTTGTTGTTGATAAAGTCCTTACACTCGTCAGGCGACGGCGTAATAGTATTGTATGCTTCTTCCAAAAAGGCTTCCATATTTGCTTCGTCCCGACGGCGATTACCTACGCAGTCCGTATAATAAAGAATAAAGTCGCTCTTAATATCGTCCTGAAAGGTGTTCGTGATGTAGTCCATGTTGCTGTTGTTGGTTTATGCCTACTTGTTATGTAGTAATAAACCATTTCATTTTTTTGATAAATTAAACGAATGTTGCTTGAGGCACAGTCTTAACATCTCTCGGGTGATGATAATCAAAACCTGAAAGTTGGTCATAGATGTAACTGCCGTAGTTGACTTTTAGTGACCCATCATCTAGGGCGAGTGAAGGCGAGTGTTCCACAAACCCAGTCGGTTGATAGTTTACTCCCTTGCCGTGCGGGACGAGGGTTTTGCCTTTAGAAAAGCTGTCAGTCTTTTGCGGTTTGATTAGTTCGTGATATTTCTCATCAATCGCTATGAACTTGCCGAAGGGAATTGCTAGTTGCGGAGGAGGCGCAACAACAGGTTGCTGATAGTATCGCATCGCCATTATATACTTACCTGAGATATTAATTCCATATGGACTTTATACCCCGTCATATCAATAGTTTCCTCGTATTGTTTATCTACCCATGGCGTCTTGTTTACGGTGTTGTTGGGGTGCGCTACGCATACCATTATGTCCTCAATGCGAGTTTCAACTATGTCGCACATATTACAAAATGCTATACCCTCACTACTCATTGTATTTGAAAACTTATTCGCATCCGCATACGCCCTAGTATAAACCATAGTTGCCTCGTTAAGCATATCTAAATTAATACATCTCTGCTTGTAGGTCTTGCTAGAGGAGGCGTCTACCATAAGCATATCACTAGACCCGCTTAATCCTTTCCCTGTTTTTATCAAATTAAATATTGAAGAAGAGAGATAATCCCTATTATAAAAATCATCTGTATCAAAGTGAGCGAGATAATCGCCTGATGCTTTACTAATTAAAAAGTTCCTTTTCTCTCCTACACTCATTCTAGCAACCTTGTAATATAAAACAGAAAAGGGAACGTCTAGCACTAACCTCTCACTATCCTCTCCGTCATCTGCTACGATAATTTCTTTTATGAATGGATAAGACTGCGACCTGATGTTAAGAGAGATTAGGTTGCTAAACGCCTTGCGATTGAATGTTGGGATTAATACCGACACATACATTTATATATCTCTCTATATAATATTAAATGGCTTACAATCTAGATACATCAATCCAAAGCGCAACTGTTTATCTAGACAGCAGAAATTGCGTAACCCGCACACCATACTTCCAGTATAACTTAGCGTCCGCCATTACCTGTCCTACTGGCGTGCGTATGTTGTTAAGCGTAATCGGCGTGTCCTTGCCTAACGTGATTAATAACGTAACAGAATACAATAACACATTTTCTATTCAAGCAAATCACAGCGCAGAACTTACTAATTACACCATAGTAGTTCCAGTAGGGATATACTCCGCGTGGAGCTTTAGGGATTATCTCAACAGTCAATTTGTAGCAAGAAGCATTCCAGTAAATTGTATATATGATGCTCAATCCTTTCGCTACAAGTTCGTAAGCGCATACGACTTTCATATTAGGAACACTGACAATCACCCTACTACATGCGGGCATCTCATCGGCGTAGCAAAAGACACCACAAACGAATACATATATCCAATTAACGCAACAGTTCCTTACTGGACAATTGTGATGCCTAGCACTGTCAATTTCTCTCCCACTCCATTTGTCTTTTTAAAAATATCAAACATAACCTTAAGCAACATCAACTCCTCCGGATATATTAATGATTCCCTATTACGCTTTCCAGTCAATTGTCAATACGGCGAGATGATACAATACCGACCGACCGAACTAAACAGATTTTTAATTCAAACCCCTGTCATAAATAACATTCAAATCTATTTAGAAGATGTTTACAACAATCCTTTAGCAATTCCCAGCGGAGTAGAACTTCAGGTTGTATTAAAAATAGATTACATTTATCCTCCTCCACAGCAGGATTATGACGCAGGCACAATTCCTTATTTTTATAAATCAAACCCTATTGATGCGGTTGAGCAAGACCTAGAGGAAGATTAAAATCTCATATATATGTATAATGGGATACAGCAAGTTCGGTCAAAAGGCTATGAGTGTAGCAAAAATCGGCGTGAAAGGTATTCACACGGGGTCTAAGTTCGGAAGCAAATATGGGGTGCCCGCAGCATCTCTAGCATCAATCGCTTTGATGGGCGCAGCGCCTGAAGTTGCCCTGCCTTTGGCGGCAGGAGCGGCATATGCTAAACCAATACTAAACAACATTGAAAAAATCACACGTTAATTCTTTAGCAACAATTTTGAACTATATCTAATGATATAACTCAACCGCAATTTTTTTTATCTTTGGTAATAGTATAATGGCCGACAACGCAGTATTCAGCGAATCTCTAGCATACGGACAGCAAAAGCGACGGGCTGTAAGTGCTCGCTCCTTCCGCGTGAAAATCCCTTCTTCCAATTCCACATCTTTCAGCGATGGTCAGACTATTCAGGTTGACCTTCCAGGCAATCTTGCTGGACAGTATTACAACATGAATCAAATGTATCTTAAGGTAAAAGTAAAACCCTCAGTTGCTTGCTCCCTTGACCGAGTTGGCGCCCTCGGGTTCATTAAACGCCTACAGATTAGCACTGCGGGCGCTCAAATTGCGGATATTAATAACTACAACGTTCTAGCAGCGGCAATGTTGGACACTGATGCGTCGTGCGAATACAAGGCTGGTTACGGTAATGTGATGCTCGGCACACTCGGTGATGCGCTTAAGGGTGAGGACATCGCGCAGGACGCTGAACGTGTATTCTGTATTCCTATGGTGCTCAACCCGCTTTCAATGACTACTCCTCATCGTCTTATCCCCGCTTTTGCGTTGTCTAGCCTTCAATTTCGCTTCACGCTAGATTCCGGCGCATCTGCCGTAGTAGCTGCCGCTGCTTGCGCGCTTACCTTTACGGAGGTGGAGATGGTCTGTATGATGACTGAACTTTCCCCTCAGGCGCAGGCAATGGTGGATTCCTCCACTGGCGGTAAATACAACATTCTAGCCAACTCGTTTATGAACTCGGGCGCCAGTCGTTCGGCAGACATCACTGCTCTAACGGCAAATCTTGGTTTTTCAGTGTCGTCCCTTGAACGCATTATTGCTATTCATCGCCCGCAGGCGACAGTTGATGCTCAGGCTGCTTACTCCCTCGGCAATCGTGCTACGGCAGGTCTAACAGAGTTCCAATACTTAGTGAATTCGGAGTCGTATCCTGCTCGGCCAGTTGTGGTTGATTCTAAAGGTGCTGAGTCGGTTGCTGAGACCCTCATTGCCGACCACGCCCTTGCTGACTTTAAAAAATCGGCAGCATTTAACAACGGTTTCGTGAATGTTGGCGCCACTATTCCTGTAGGCACATCGGCACTTAGTGGTAATGCTCCTGGTATTACTAAGTCGGGGTGCTTTATGGAAGGGTTTCCTACAGGAACAAGTGCTGGCGAGTCCTCGGCAGCGGGGGTGGTCGCTACTGATTCCAACATCGGCACATTCCTAGTGGCGACTGAGTTTGAGTCGGGACTCAGTGATGGTAAGTCTAGCACTATCTACTCGGGCATTAGCACTATTGCTTCGGTTGTTCAGTTCCTCGGCAAATACGCCGGACAAGTTCACCCATACACTCTTGATTTTTACGCACAATATACCGTATTGCTCTCCCTAGACACTCGTGGCTCAGGCGTTTGGTCTATTAGCGTTTAAATTAACGGCATTTCACACATAAATTATTCTTGATATTTCTATGAGGTGCTTTACATTTTTCGCACGTTCGTCCAGCGTTTGCTTTAGGCAAATATCGCTTAATACAGTGATTTCCTACTACATATATTTTTCCAGTTTCGTCCATTATATAGCAGTTTTCGGTAATATCGTGTCCACACGCACATCTAGATTGATGTGGAGGAAAGGGTCTATCTCCAAACAATAGTTTCCAATACTTAGCGTGACTGCCGTAGTTCCCGCCAGCATACCTCAATCCACCTAGTTCGCACGGGTGTTTAAGTCCAAGACCATAAGTAAACCTCAATACAAACTTATCAGGTTTAGCCATATATGTTGCTTATTTAGTAGCAACATATATTCATTTCATTTTTTTATTCAATTAGTTCAGCATTTGCTTTAGCCATAATCTCATAAGTCTCCTCACTAAAACCAGGGAATCTCTCAGCGTAATATTCAGCACCATACACTTCACTAAAATTGTATTCAGGTCCTAGAGGCTCAACCTCAAGTTCACCGTCATCATCAGTCTTTAGCAAATCCTTAAACATCGCCATAATCCCTTCATCGCTCAGTTCAGTAAACTCGGGTTTATCCATCTCCTCAATCTCGTTCCATTGTTTAATCTCATCACCTGAGGTATAGCAACGTTGGCGAGGCACAATAGAAAGTTCTTCCGTAATCTCTCCCATCTTTTATTATAGAGAGAAAATAATATTTCTATAATATAAGATGGCCGAATACAGCGATGACAGTTCCTGCTCTAGCGATAGTAGCGATGATGAGATTGAGTGTGTATTGGAAAAAATCCCTAAAGCTTCTGTGCCTGAACCAAGGCAGAAGCGAGTATATAATAAAAAACCCATGACTGAGCAGCAGAAGGAGGCGCTAATAAGCAAACTTGCTAAAGCACGAGCAGCAAAGGCGGCAAAGAACCAACTTAAACAGCAAGGCGTAGCACAGGAGAAAGCAGAATTAGCAGAACTGAAAAAACTTAAGCAGGAAGGTAAACTCAAAATTAAAAAAGAGAGACCAGCACCAGTTGAGACGAAAAAGAAAAAAGAAAAGCAGGTTGTTATACGTGAGGTTCATCACTATCACGGAGAAGAAAAACCAGTTAAGGAAAAACGCACAGCAACTCCAGCAAATCGCCCTCCTCCTCCGCCACAATATAAAATGATGTTTGCCTAATGTATAATGAGTTGGACTAGCGACATTGAACAGATATTAGACCAAGTGAGAGAGAATAGCGTATGGCTCTCACAGCATCACAAGAAGAAATATTTTTATTACAAGAACGTCAGCGATTACTTTAGGATTCCAACTATAGTTGTGAGTAGTATAGCAAGCGTCGCAAGTGTAGGACTAACCAATTATGTAGCACAAGAAAATATATCAGGCATAGTGTGCCTCCTTTCTCTCTCAGTAGGAATAATAAACTCCATTGAATTATATTTGAGAATCCAAGACAACCTAGAGAACGAGTTAAACACTAGCAAGGCGTATTATGCCTTATCTATAGACCTACATAAACTACTAAATCTCTCTCAACTAAATAGAGAAGGAGAACCAAAACAAGTCCTAAACGAATACTACAAGAGATATGAAGACCTAGTCCAAGAGAGTAATTTGTTGTCAGCATCTTACCCTGACAGATTAAATAAATTACCGAAGATTAAGGGAATGTTTGCTAAACTCAAGTCATCGCCGACCACCTCCAGCGCATCTAGCATAAATAGCAATCCCATGGACGACCAAGAGACTCAGTTATAATCTAA